CAAGAAGAGGAGGACGATAACGACGATGAAGATAAAATTAAGATATCCACAGACAGTATTAGTCTTGATGAACTAGATGTTCATGATATTGAAATACCTTCATTATCTCTTGATACAAACCCTTTAATGGACGTTGAAATATTGAGTTAATCGCGTTATATAGCAAAAACTTATATACCATAATAGAATAAATGAATACTGTTGTATTAGCAGTTTGTTCATGTATTATTTATGCTCTTATTCATTACGTTGATCGTAAAATAATTAAGAAACAAGAACTTGATACTAGAACAACATTTAAAACTTCGGCCCTTATGTTTGTTAGTATTATGATAGGTTCCTTTATTTACGAGCAACTTGATTTAGAAAATATGACTAATAATGTTAGTTCCATAACAGAAGGAACATTAACGGGAGGTGCACCCAAAGTATTTACTGACAACCCTGGGTTTTAATTGCACCATATTCAAATAATATTATGCTGTATATGACATAATATTACTATAGTTGATTAGTTGATTAGTTAGTTAAGTTTGGTATCTTATCAATATCCATGATGCGACTACGCATTTTTTGTGGAAGTTCTTTACTTGAAATAGAATATTTCATAAACTCTGGTCTATCTAATTGTGCGTCGGGTGTATGTTTATGTGCAATTCGTGAAATCATTTTATAAAGTTTAAATCCAGGATATCTCTCCTCTCCGTTCTTTTTATACAATACATTTCTTTCATTATCGTCTTTACACCATTCATCGACAATTTTCGCAATAGGACTATCTATCTCATCATTTGGTTCTTCAAAAAACTCATCATACATAGATGTTCCAAGACGACAAAGATCAAAACTCATATTTGGTTCAAGACGAGGCTTTTCTTCGTTAAAATAAGGTTCTGTATTATATTGAGTTGAAGCATCATTTCCGGGTTTAAAACAATCACTGCACATTGTTAAACCGTTATATTTATAAATAGAACGTCCAAAATCAATAATTTTTACGATACGGCCATACGTTGGTACACGGTATAGCTTTTTGTTGTAACGATAATATAAGTACTTTTTATCTGTTTCAATAAACATAATATTATTGGTATGAAGGTCATTGTGTGTAAATGAAAATGCCTTTTGATATGTTGCAAGTATCATAATAACTTGCATTAAAACAGATGTCATTTCATCATCATCTATTTCATCATCTACCATTAGTTTGTCTAGGGTATATTCCATTTTTTCCATAAAAACAAGTTCAACTGGAAAACGAGGAAGTGTTGCATATATTTCATCTTCTTCACTTTCTTCAGAACTGTTATCAGTCCATTCTGTCACACTACTACCTTCATCTGAACTAGAATGTTTATTATTTTCATTATCATCGGATGTGCATGATGTTCGTGAAGAACAAGTTGAACTACTTGATACAGACTTTGTTGTCATAAGTTCCATAGAATTATTCGTAATACAATCGTCAATGGTAAATACAGAGTTTGATAAGTCTTCAAGAGTTAATGATATAGGTGGTTTATTACTAGATTGTTCAGTTACATTAATATTCGTGTCATTTTCAAAAATACCTTCGTATAAATTGTTATCAATACTATCTACTGATGTAATTGATAATGATCGCTCTTTCTTTGAATTATCATCTTTATCCATATTAATCTTAATTGGTGGTCTCTTCTTAGCAGACTCATCATCACAATTTAATTGACTAAGAATGTAAGAATAATCTTCTACCTGAAAATCAATATTTTTGTGACGGTTAAAAAATGTGGAGGTTGCTAGATATTCAATATCGTCGTAAATATTGACACGAAAGTTTTTCTTAACACCAACATAATTTCCATAATATAAAATACCATGAACAAAACCATACTTCACATTTAACATGTTTGATAAATACACAAAAAATCCATCTGTATATGCGTTGTTGTTTACATCAAGAAGTGTAGGATAACTAGGAACAGTTGTCTCTGAAATCTTAGGAATATTAAAGATTTCTGGATTGTTAAATAACTTGCCAATCATAAACTTATAAGGATCAACAAGAGGGGCAACTTTACAGAAAACATTTGTCTTCATTGTATTTGTTCGAGGTTCTTTTGTTTCTTCACTATTTCCTATATTTTTCTCTACAATACACTTGTATATATTAGGATGTTCTTCCGACTTTTTCAAGACATCATGAAGAATATATGATGTATCTAAAATAACATTTTCATAGTTTGTATCAGTTAAATTAAAAAAACGCTTATATATTGGAATATAATTTTGAATACTTTCCATATCTAGTATGTCGGCTTTTTTCAAGTTTTCAAAGAGACGATCATTTTTTCGTTTAGTGTAATTCAAGTTACACTTGGCGTTCATCATTATCAAGTAAATACATTAATATCTAAACATTTAAACTTATTTAGTATAATTAATATTAATTTACAATCGCGTTAAATATATTTTTAATGATTATTTAACTATACTATATAAAGCAAAACAATTACTATAATTAGGTATAAGTATGTCACTTGAACTACAAAAGTTTAGTATGAAATCAATTAGTTTTAAACCCGATGAATCAAAAGGACCTGTATGTGTCTTAGTAGGAAGACGTGATACAGGAAAAAGTTTTTTGTGTAGAGATCTTTTATATTATCATCAAGATATACCTGTAGGTGTGGTTGTATCTGGAACAGAAGAGGGTAATGGTTTCTATGGAAATCTCGTCCCTCGTGTATTTATCCATAACGAATATTCATCAGCTATTATTGAAAAATTACTTATTCGTCAAAAAACTGTTTTAAAACAGATAAAAAAAGAACTAGAAACAAGAAAGAGGTCAACCATCGACCCTAGAACATTTGTTATCTTAGATGATTGTTTATATGATGGTTCATGGGCAAAAGATAAACTTATGAGATTATTATTTATGAATGGCCGTCACTGGAAAGTAATGTTAATTATTACCATGCAGTATCCATTAGGTATTCCTCCCACTTTACGAACAAATATTGATTTTGTATTTATTTTGCGTGAACCATATATAGCAAATCGTAAACGTATTTATGATAATTATGCAGGTATGTTTCCGACATTTGAATCATTTTGTCAAGTGATGGACCAATGTACTGAAAACTATGAATGTCTTGTTATTAATAATAACTCTAAGTCTAATAAACTTACAGACCAGGTCTTTTGGTATAAAGCAGACGCACACGGTAACTTTCGTCTTGGGGCAAAAGAGTTCTGGGAAATGTCGAAAAACTTACCATCGGACGATGAAGATGAAAAGTATGACCCAAGTAAAGTTAAAAAACGTGGGTCAGGACAGACTATTACAGTAAAAAAGACAAAATGGTGATTAATCAACAAATCTTATACGACGAATGGCTATAAATGTGCAAACACATGATGGTCTACCGCATATTAATACATTAAACGGATTTTGATAAGGTTCGAATATAGACATTATTTTTTCGTTTGGAGGCGTATTCTCGGTATCTTCATTATCTTGATAAATATTTTGTAACACTATATCTCGTATTGAATTATGCATACTATTTACTATACTATGCATAATTAAGATAATATACTTATGTTATTTAACTAGTTAATCTTTGTATACTTTGCAAAACACTAAGAGTCTCCTCGGGACTATTAATAGGGTGCCCAATTACATCATCATGATTTAGTAGTAATCTGTCATTTCCATTATCTAAATATTTATCGCCAAAATAATGAATGGTATCATAATCTTTATTAACATGTTGAACTACTTGTTGTTTGTCAAACTCAGAAGGAAAAATAGCTATTCCAACTTCTCCTCCTTCGTAAATATTAATTTTACTGTTAACATGTAAATCACAAACTTTTTGTTTAAGATGATTTATTAATTGTGACCTATAATTGTGTTTTTTATCCAACTCCTTGAATACATTTCTTTCTTCTTGGGTTGCGGTCATACCAATAAGAGAAACATAAACAATACCATCTCGCAAATCAATAAAATTGCCAGTTAGTGTATAGTCAACTTGTGACAAAAAATGCAAACACTCTTTGATTAATATATTTATAGACGAATACATT